CCCATTCCCATAAAATTTTTGGGTTTTCTGAACATTATTCAAAACGAGGTCGGCAAAAAGTTCAAAGGAGAACACCATGCCAAGAGGTGGCTACAGGCCAAATTCAGGACCGAAGAAGGGCACCAAATACAAAAAGAGCACCGGCAAGCAGACCCGCAGGCCGAAGATCAGCGCCGACATTATAGCGGACGCCAAGGCCGAGCGCCTGGACCCGCTGACCTACATGCTCAATGTGATGAACGACCCCTCCGCCGAGAAGGAACGCCGCGACAGGATGGCGATGGCCGCGGCCCCCTTCGTCCACGCGCGGCAGGCGGACGCCGGCAAAGGCAAAAAGGACGAAAAGAACGACAAGGCTAAAGCGGCCGGATCTGGCAGGTTTGCGCCATCGGCGCCACCACAACTTAAAGCGGTCAAATGATTGGAGTTATTATGGAGCATGAATCTTATAAATTAAATAGCTTAGACCGTAAAGACGAAGATATCGAACGCTTTTTAAAAGAGGGTAAAACACGAAAAGAAATAGCTGAAATTTATGGAGTAACAAGAGATACGGTCGGAAGATGGATTAAGTTGATCGAAAAAAGAGCGGGGAGATACAGGCCGACAAAAAACGAGATAGAAAAGGCAAAAAAACTTCTAAGAAGTGTAGGGTATGAAATAATATGAACTGGACAACCGCCTGCCCCGATTGGGAGCGCCGCATCCTGGCAAAAGAGAGCCTGATCGCCCTCCCGCCGCTATTCCCGGCCGAAGCAGACTCAGCCCTCGATGTATTCAAGGCCCTGCAGCTCGTCGATGTCCTTGGTCGGCCCACCTTCGGCGCCATCGGTCGCCAGTGGGTTTTTGACTTCGTGGGGGCCATCTTCGGTGCTTACGATCCGGAAGAGGGCCGGCGCCTGATCTCCGAGTTTTTCCTGTTCGTCTCCAAAAAGAACAGCAAAAGCACCTTGGCGGCCGGCATCATGCTGACCGCCCTAATTCGCAACTGGCGCGACTCCGCCGAATTTCTGATCCTGGCCCCCACCGTGGAGATCGCCAACAACTCGTTTTACCCGGCCCGCGACATGGTGAAGGCCGACGAAGAGCTTTCGGCCCTGCTCCACATCCAGGAGCACTATCGGCAGATCACCCACCGGGGAAACGGGGCCACCCTCAAAATCGTGGCGGCCGACAACGAAACCGTAGGCGGCAAGAAGGCAACTGGCATCCTGGTGGATGAACTCTGGCTATTCGGCAAGCGCCAGAACGCCGAAAACATGCTGCGAGAGGCTTGCGGAGGCCTTGCCAGCCGTCCGGAGGGATTCGTCATATACCTTTCGACGCAATCCGACGAGGCGCCGGCGGGGGTCTTTAAGCAGAAGCTGGATTATGCCCGCGGGGTTCGCGACGGCCGCATAGACGACAACCGGTTTTTGCCAGTCCTGTACGAATTTCCAGAATCGATCTTGAAAGACAAGTCCCACCTCGACCCGGCAAACTTCTACATCACCAACCCGAACATGGGCGCGTCGGTAGATGAAGAGTTTTTAAAGCGTGAGCACCTCAAGGCCCAGGAGGCCGGCGAAGAGTCGGTCCAAGGTTTTCTTGCCAAGCACCTAAACGTCGAAATGGGCCTCGCCCTCAAATCTAAGCGCTGGAGCGGTGCCGATTTCTGGATGCAAGCGGCCGGAGCGGTCACCCTGGACGACATCTTGACCCGATGCGAAGTGGTAGTTGTCGGAATTGATGGCGGCGGCCTGGACGATCTCTTGGGGCTTGCCGTTATCGGGCGCGAGATCGACACAGGGCACTGGCTTTTATGGACCCGGGCATGGGCGTCGGCCATCGCCCTGGATCGTCGGAAGTCGGAAGTGTCGAAATACCGTGACTTCGAAAAGGACGGCGACTTGATAATTGTCGATGAGGTCGGCCAGGACATCGAGCAGATCGGTGAGATCATCGAGCAGATTGAATCCGCTGGCCTACTGGACCGGATCGGGGTGGACCCGGCCGGAATCGGTGACATCGTGGACGAGATAGTGCTGGTCCGCGAGATAGAGCATGATCGAGTTGTGGGCATCCCACAGGGATGGCGCCTTATGGGGGCCATAAAGACCACGGAGCGCAAGCTGGCCGGAAAGCCGGACGCCCAAGATGAGGGCCGCGGCCGAAAACTGATCCATGGAGGCCAGTCGCTCATGGCTTGGTGTGTCGGAAATGCCAGAGTCGAGCCCAAGGGCAACGCCATTTTGATCACAAAACAGGCCAGCGGCACCGGAAAGATAGACCCGCTCATGGCCACCTTTAACGCCGTGGCGCTCATGGCGATGAATCCAGAAGCCCGCCAAGGCGGCAGTATATCGAAAAACCCCTTTGTTGACGTGGAGATTGACCGATGAAGTGCCCAAAATGCGGTATGGACGGCAGAAGTTCTGTGATTCGCACCCTGAAATGCGCCGATGGCGTCATTCGGTGGCGATTGTGCGGCGAGTGCAATAGGGTTTCCAGTTCGACAGAAGCTTTCGACGAAGAATCAGTGCAAAATCTAAGTACCACCTCAAAACAGACGGATATTTTGCTAAATAGCGCTATTTAGCATTAACCGAGTTGCGGGCCCACAACATGTAGCGCTATCCAGCAATCATTATCGGTATCTTTAGCCGAAGGTGGTAGCTGGATGAAGATTTGGCCGTTTGGCCGCAAAAAGCCGGAAATCAAAGCCTCTTACAGTGGAGAAATATCCACCGAAGCGGCTATTAAGCTGATTTCCGAGGAGCTTGGCCGCATGGTTGGCGGCCGATCCGGCGCCGGCCAGCTCGTAAATGAGCAAACGGCCATGCAGTTTTCCGCCGTTTACGCCTGCGTCTCCCTCCTTTCGGGCACCATAGCCAGCCTATCATGTGAAGTTTTCAAGCGCGTAGGCGAAGACGAGCGCGAGTTGGCGCCAGATCATCCGGCCTTCCCACTACTCCACGACGAACCCAATCCCACCATGAGCGCCTACGTCTTTTGGGAGACCGAAGGCGCGGACTGCTATTTGGCCGGGAACGCCTATGCCATTATTGCACGCAAGAAAAGCGGTCGGCCCGTCGGCCTGTATTGGGCTCCGGCGTCGCGCGTGACTCCGAAACTTAGCCAGGATTATTCCCGCATCATCTACCAGATCACATTTGACGGTCGCCAGACTAAGAGCTTCGACCAGGACGACATCCTACACTTTCCCTGCATCGGATGGGATGGCCTCAAGGGCCGCAGTCCCATCGCCGACGCCCGGGAGTCAATAGGCCTTGGCCTTGCCGGCGAGCAATTCAACGCCAAGTACTTTTCAAACGCCATAACCTCGGACGTCTCCATCTCTTTCGATAAGCCCATGAAAGAGGAGGCGATGAAGCAGTTCAGGGCGTCGCTTCAAAAGCGCTACGGCAACGCCGAGGGCTCATCGAATATGCGGTTGCCGCTGGTTCTTACCGACGGCGCCAAAGTCACCAGCCTTCGGATGAACGCCGACGATGCCCAAATGATGCTTTCACGGCGATTCCAGATCGAGGACATCTGTCGTTTCTACGGCGTGCCCCTCCACCTCGTTTCGAGCACCGAAAAAAGCACCTCGTGGGGTACCGGCATCGAAGAGCAGACCATCGGCTTCGTCAAATTCGTTTTGCGCCGCCGGCTCAAGATGATGGAGCAAGAAGTCAACCGCAAGTTGATCGACGATCCGCGCTATTTTTGCAAATTCAACATGGATGACATCCTGCGCGGAGACATCAAGACCCGCGCCGAGTTCTATAAGATTGCCATAGGCGGCAATCAGGTTCCCGGCTTTATGACGCCGAACGAAATCCGAAAACTCGAAAACAGAAGGCCGCTCGAAGGCGAAAAGTACAACAAGCCCTATGACCCGGCCGAAGCGAATAAGGGAGCGCCAGATGCTGGTCAACCTGATGCGAAATAGGCCCGAAAAGGTGGCCACGGACAACCCCAAAGCGGTTATCGACGCTTCGAAAAAGGAAGCTACGGTCTACGTTTATGATGAAATTTGGAATTACGGCATCAACGCCAAGGATTTTGTCAAAGAGATAAATAATCTTGACGTAGACACTATCCATCTCCGGATTGACTCTCCCGGTGGAGATGTTTTTGCGGCCAGGGCTATGCAAACGGCCTTGAAGCAGCACAAGGCCAAGGTGATCGCCCACATCGATGGTTGCGCCGCTTCGGCCGCCACGTTTTTAGCTATGGGGGCCGACGAAATAGAGATCGTGGAAGGCGGTTTTTTCATGATCCACAAGGCCGCCATGGTCATCGATATCCTTGGATACTACAACGAAGATAATCTGGTGAAGTTGATTGACGAAGTAGGTAAGCAAGTAGAGTTTTTGCGAAAAGTTGACGATTCAATCGTCACTGACTACGCCCAAAAAACAGGCAAGAGCGCCGACGAAATCAAGGCCTGGATGACCGAAACCAAGTGGTTTTCGGCCCAAGAGGCGCTGGACGCCGGTTTCGTTGACCGAATCTATGAAGGTAAGCCGGTAGAGAACCGCTTCGACCTTTCATTTTTCAGCAACGCCCCCAAAGAGCTTATCGGGCGGCCGCAGCCCAGGGAAGAGCCCAAAACCACAGACACGGCGGCGCTGTTACGGCGTCTTGAACTCGAAATCGCCCAATAAAAAGGAGATCGAAAGAAAATGAAAAGTATTCAGAAACTTCGCAAACAGAAGGCCGAACTCGCTGCCAAGGCCAAGAAACTGATCGAGGATAACGGCGGCGACAAGTGGACCGATGCCCATCAAGCCGACTACGACGGCACCATGGCGCAGATTAAGGCGGTGAACTCCGAAATCGAGCGTCACCAGGCCCTGATCGCCGATGCCGGCGACATTCTGGACGTCGAAAACGAAGACATCGATGCCGCGTCCGTTGCCGGCCGGGCCGCAAACTCCCACATCCAGGTCCAGGCCAAGCGCGTTTATCGCAACATCGGCGAGCAGATGCAGGATGTTCAGGCCATGACCCAGGACACCTCCGAAGCGCCCCGGGCCCGCGATCGCTTCCAGAAGGTCGTCAACGCCTCCGGCGCCTCCACGGGAATCGATTCCGATGGTGGGTACCTGGTGGAGACCGACAAGGCCACCGACATCATGCAGACCGCCGTTGAAACCGGCGCCCTCTCTTCGCGCTGCACGCGCCAACCCATCGGCGCCAACTCCGACAGCTTCGAGTACCTGGCCTTCAAGGACCGTGACCGCAGCGCCGGCACGATGCTTGGCGGCATCCAGGTTTACCGCAAGGCCGAATCCTCCCTGATGGCCTCCAGCGGCAAAGCTGTGCTGGAGCCGCGCGAGCTGCGCCTCGAAGATATGTATGGCCTGATCTACGTCACCAACCGCATGCTGCGCGATGCCGTAGCTATGGCCAACTACACGAAGCAGGGATTGCGCAACCAGCTCTCTTGGAAGTTGGACCTTGAAATCTGGCAGGGCACCGGCTCGGGACAGTGTCTCGGTATCACCAATAGCGATCTGCTGGTATCCGTGGCCGCGGAAAACGCGCAAACCACCGACACCATCAACGCCGCCAACCTGGTGAAGATGCTGGCCCGCTTCAAGGGCAACCTGCAGAAAGCCGCCTGGTTCACCAACCAAGACTGCTTGCCCCAATTCCCGCTGCTGACCATGCCCGGCAGCACGGCCGGCGTTCCGATCTTCTTGCCCGGCGGCTCGCTGTCTGGCGCCCCCCTGGGAACCCTGCTCGGCATCCCCATCGTGCCCATCGAGTTCGCCTCCACCATCGGCGATGTTTACGACATCATGCTGGCCGATTTCAGCGAGTATATGCTGATCGAAAAAGGTGGCGTCGAAGAAAGCGAAAGCATGCATGTCCGTTACCTCTACGACGAAATGTGCTTCCGTTTCATCGCGCGCAACAACGGCCAGCCCATGCACGAAAGCCCGATCACGCCGTACAAGGGCAGCAACACCTTGAGCCCCTTCGTGACCTTGGCGACCCGGTAACCAAAATTTAAATCAATGATGGGCGGCATTGCGCCGCCCCGTTGAAAGGAGAAAACAGCACAATGAAGACCATCGAGCATATGCCCATCATCGAGGCCTTGACCCCCGGGACGACCGGCGCCGCCGACAGAACTGGCGACTATATGAGCCTGAAAAACTGCCCCAACGGCGTAGCCGTCTATGTCCACATGAACCAGGCCAATGCCGCCTCGGCCGAAATCAGCCTTTTGCAGGCAACAGCGGTGGCCGGTACCGGCGCTAAGGCCGTTACAGCACTCGTGCCGATCTGGTCCAACCTGGACTGCGCCGCAAGCGATATCATGGTGAAGCGCGATGCGGCAGCGTCCTATGAGACGGATGCCGGCGTGAAGCACAAGATCGTCAAGCTGGTTGTCAAGCCCGAAGACCTGGACGTATCCGGGGGCTTCGATTGTCTGGCCGTTTTTATCGCCAGCAGCGACGTTGCCAACATCATCGGCGCATTTTACCAGCCCCTCGGCCGGCGCTATGCCAATGAATCCATGATCGCCGACTAAGAAGGGCGGACGCCCACCATGGGAGAAGAAATCATGAGAGTAAGATTGACCGGAAGGTGGGGCTCTCGGCTACCTGGAAGCATCATCAGCGTTTCCGAAGCGCGGGCCTTCTACCTGCAAAACGAATTGAAGATCGGCAAGATCATCGACCCGATGCCGGAACGGCCGACAGTGGCCCAGGCGAAGGCGAAAGAAGTTGACAGGGCCAAGGCGAAAAAAGGCGAATAAATGCCGCTCATGTACTTTTCAGATCTTGATCTGATCAAGACGCAATGCAACCTCGACGATTCTTTTGTCGCGGATGATACCCTTCTTTTGACCCTGTTCGAAAATGAAGCGGTCGTCCATGCTCAAAACAGAACGCGGAGATACCTCACGGCTACGGCCCTGACCGAGGAACTGGACGAGTTCCCGGTCGGGGCCATTCCGCTCGCGGCCAACCTGAACAGCGTCACGTCGATCAAGTATTTCACCGATGCTTCGGCATCCGAGCAGACCTTGGCAACCGATCAATATGAAGTCAAAACCAAGCCGATGGTCGGGCTCGTCCGGCCAGCGCGCTATTGCTACTGGCCCGCGGGGGCCTACAAGATCACCATCGCTTACAACGCTGGCTACGGGACTGACGCCGGGCAAACTCCGGTCCCGGCCCCGATCCAGGTTTGGCTTTTGGCCGCCATCGCCACGAAGTACGCCAACAGAGAAATCGCCACGATCGGCCAGGGGCAAGCGCAGGCCGTCGAGCTGCCATCGAAGATTTTTGACGATCTGCTGGATATGTACGCCGTCCCGGTGGTGCCATGAAGGCAGGGGCGCTTCGCCATATCTTGGTTTTCCAGACCAAGACCGAAACCAGCGATGGCATGGGCCCGGGCGGCGCAGAATCATGGGCCGACACGCTGACGGCGAGGGCCGAACGCTGGCACATCTCCGGCGCCGAACGAGTAGAGGCCGCCCGCACCAAGCAAAACAGCATGGTCCGATGGCACTGCCGCCACAACGCCGCGATAGTGCCGACGATGCGCATCAAATGGGTGAACGCCGGGGTGACGCACTACCAAGAGATCCTGGCCGTCAACCCGCTCGACCAGCAGAACCGGGAAATTGAGATTTTGGCGGAAGAAAAGATATGAGCCTCGCGCAAATAAAAATCGATTGGGACGCAAGACCTTTCACGGCCGAAGTGCGCAGAGGCATGGAAGAGATCGTTCAGAAAACTGCCGCCTACGTCGAGGAAGAGGCCAAGAAAAACCTTGAGCGCTCTGCGCCCGACTCCACCGGCACCCTGGCCAGCGAAATCGACATCATGACCAGCAAATACAAGGACGGCGGATATCTTGTCACGGCGCAGGCCAACCGCGCGCGCGATGTGAGCCCCGAAACGGTCTCAAGTTACGACGAGTTGAAGTGGAAAAGCGGCGACCCGTATGCTTCTTTCGTTGAGCTTGGAACCAAGAACATGCAGGGGCTTTCCTACATGCGAAAGGCCTTGCGGCGCGGCAAGTATAAGGCGCGCGCCCTCATGAAGCAGATGTTCGGAGAGTTGCGCGGATGAAAGAACTTATCGAATCCATCTATAGCCACTTCGCCACCGGCACCAACAGCCTCAAGACGGCCACCAGTGGCCGCTTAGAGTACGGTAAGGGCGTTCCTTCATGGGCCGACAACTTTTGCACCTATCAGGCCAACAGCGCGAATGCCGACGATGCTTTTCGGCTTTCCATGGATGAAACCTACTGGCAGATCAACTGCTTTTCGTCCGTGCGCGAGACCTGCTTTGACCTGCTGGCCTACGCCGCATCACTTTTCGACAACGTGACCTTGACCGTGGCGAGCCACTACCCGGTTTTGATCCATAAGGAATCAGTCGTTCCGCCGATCTGGAACGAGCAAGACAATCTTTGGCAGGCCACCATCGAATTCCGATGCCGGCTGCAACACACGTAAAGGAGTAACCACATGACCTTATCTTACCAAGAGGCGGCAAATGTTGCGGTCGTTCTGAACTACGGGGCCGGCACGCAGGCCATCGTCGCCGGCCTGAACAGCCTGAAGCTGCCCGGCGGCCAGCGCAACATCATCGAAGTCAAGCAGTTCCGAGAAACCTCCCGGCAGTTCGCCGGCCAAGCGAGCCGCACCAACCTGGAGTTCGGCGGCAGCGCAGTTTTCAATGACCCTGGCCAGCAGCAGTTAAAAACCTACTTCGACGCGAACACCAAGTTCGGCCCGGTCAATCATGCCGGCGGTGAGTGCCGCATCTACCTGAACGGCACCTCGGCCACGCTGCTTTCGTCCGACTTTATGGCGCCGGACACCGCCAACGACTCCGAATCCGTCTATCAGGTCACGGCCTACGACTTCCCGAGTGTGGATTCGGAAGGAATCTTCCCGTTCACTTCGGGCCTCTCTGTTGGCGGACGGTACGCCTTTTTTACTGTTCACATGACCGCGGCCACCATCGCTTTCGTGGCCTCTTCCAAGACCATCACCGACAGCGGCAACGGCCTTGTTGATGCTGGCTTCGAAGCCGGGCAGACCTTGATCGTCGAAGGCTCCACCAGCAATGACGGCATTTACATCATCAGCACCGTCGAGGCTGGCGTTATCACGCTGACCAGCGCCGCAACCCTGGTTGACGAAGCGGCCGCAGCCGGTCGCACACTCCACGGCGGCAAGTAGTCCAGGCCCTGCTTGCGCGCCAACGGCCGGCCCTGGCCTCCTCCCCGGGGCCGGCCTTTCCACAAAATAACGGGGGAGATGGCAAAGGAGGAGCGCAGTGCCAAGAATCCAAAAAGAAACCGAGGCATGGTTCGACTACCCGAACGATCCGGACGGTGGCCGGGCCCTGATCCGGCTGCTAAAAGACGGCAAGCAAGACCTGATCAAGTCCAAGTGCCGCGAGATGGTCATGACCGAAACCGGCGAGCCCGGCTTTCGCACCGATGCCCGCCTGGAGATCATCATCGAATCGGTGGTCGATTGGAAAAACTTTATAGGCGCCGACGGCCAGCAGCTTAAATGCACCCGGGCCAACATCTCTCTGATGTGCGCCGAAGACGGCTTTATGAAGTGGGTTGACGAGTGCATCGCGGAACTCGAAAAGCGCAAGGCAGAGCAGGTCAAGGCCGAAGTAAAAAACTGATCGAGCTGGCCGAGTGGCTGGCCGAAGCCGGTCGGCTCGATTGCGAGGCCTGCAAAGCAAAATACAAAATTGGGCCATGGGACAACGGCCCGCTACTCGAAGCAAAAAAGAAGGGTCCGCCATGCGGGGAGTGCGTCAAAGGGCAAATGCCAGGCGTCGAACCGGCAAACGAAGCGACCTTCTTTTTGTTCCAGCGCACCGGTGGCGAGGATGGATTGTCGCCCCAGGACCTGGAAGCCAATATGCGGATCTACGGCATCCGCGCGCGTGACAGGGCAGACACCGCTGAGCGCGTGACTATCATGGCCGGGCGATACATGAAGCGGGCCAGGACGATACGGGAAGAGGAACGAATCAATGCCCAAGGTGGGGACGGCATACGTAAGTATCAGAGCGCGCCTGGATCAACTCGAAAAGGATCTGGCCGCCGCTAAATCGACGACCATCAAGCGGGCCAACGAGACATCGAACGTTGTCTCTAAGGCTTTCGGCAAAATAACCGACAGCTACAAAAACATGCTCATCGGGATGGCGGCAGGCTTCACGCTTTCGGCGACCGTGCGCGGCTTCAATGTTGTGACCAAGGCCGCGAGCGACATGAAGGAAACCATCAGCAAGGTAAATACCTTGTTTGGCGGCACAGAAGGTGCCCTGCTGGAAGATTGGGCAAGCGGCGCGGCAGCATCTATGGGCCTTGCAAAGCAGGCCGCATTGGATGCCACCGGTGACATCGGAGATATGTTTTTAAAATTGGGCGCCAACAGTCCGAAGGCGGCCCAGGTCTCCAAGTCTCTGGTTGAGCTTTCGGCCGACATCGCCTCATTTAAAAACGTCGCCGGCGGGGCATCTTCTGTGCTGGACTCCATGCAATCCGCCTTTCGCGGAGAGTACGACGCATTGCAGAAGTACATTCCGACGATCAAGGCCGCCTCAGTTGAGCAGCGCGCGCTTGCCGACACAGGCAAGAAAACCGCCAAGGAATTAACAGATCTGGACAAGGCGATGGCGGCTTATCGCATAATTGTCGAAGATGCTGGCGCAGCAACTGGAGATTTTCAGCGAACAAGCGGAGGGCTTGCGAACCAACAGAGAATACTTGAAGGTCACTTCAAAAACATACAGGCAAGTTTAGGCGAAGGTATTATCCCGGGGTACGCCGACACCCTGAAGATAACCAACGATTGGATAGAATCCAACAACGAGTTTTCCGGACAAATAGACACTATTTCTACTGGTTTGCGCGCCATAGGCGATGGCGTAGAGTTTATTGCAAGAAATGCCGATAAAGTAATTGGTCTTTTTAATGTAATGACCTTGAACAGCCTGGGGCCGCTAAAAGACGCAATAAAGTTATATGGCGCGATGAACGACACCGGCAAAGATGAACGCTTCGGGCCGCGTACAATCAAGATCGGCGCCAATACTCCGGCGGTCAACCCGAACACCTCAAAAAATCCACCTCCCGGCGGCGGTGGCGGGTCAAGGGATACTATTGAGGATTGGGAAAAGAGAAACACAGCTCTTGCGAAGCAATACAAGTACCACTTCGAAGACCTTGACCGTGAATCCGGCATCATGATGGACAACTATCTTGCCAATGTAAAAAAGTCCGATGATGCCACTAAGGATTTCTTCGACGACCTGGACAAGTACGAAAAGGGGATTAGGTACGTCAGTGTAGATAACGCCCTCGCTTTTGACTTCGAAGACCTTGACCGCCAAAAGGAAAAGATTACAGAGAGCGCCAAAGACCTCAAGGAGTCGATGACCAGCGCCTTCGAAGGCTGGGGGGCCTCGTACTCGAGCGAACTTACCGAAATGGTATTCGGCTCCAAGCTGGCCTTTGACGAGATCGGACTATCGTTTGCGAAGATGATCACCCAAATGATCATCCAGCAGCGCATCATGGGGCCGCTCATGCAGGGCATTGGCAACCTTTGGCCATCTGGTTCCACGCCTGCCGCAGCCTCCTCCTACATCGTACCAGCCTACGGCGCAGACGGTGCCATCGCCTCCTTGGCGAGCCTCAAAAGCCGAGAGAATACCATCCTGACCAGGCCGACGCACTTCTTCGCATCCGGCGGGCTCGTGGCTGGCGAAGCCGGCGCCGAAGCCATCATGCCCTTAAAAAAGATCGGCAATAAGCTGGGCGTGGCCTCCGATGGTATTCT